AGATTATCAGGTACAAGGTGTTTATGATGCTTTAAAGTATAAAAGAAAGTTGTTGCTATCCCCAACAGCATCTGGTAAATCTTTGATGATCTATTCTGTAGTTAGATATTTTGTAGAACATGGAAACAATATTCTACTGGTAGTTCCAACTACATCCCTAGTAGAACAGATGTACAAAGACTTTGAAGACTATGGTTGGGACTCTGAAATGTACTGCCACAAAGTCTATGGTGGTAATGAAAGGGTTTCTGAAAAACAAGTTACTATTTCAACTTGGCAATCTATCTACAAACTGGATAAGAATTATTTTAATAAATTTGATGTTGTCATTGGAGATGAGGCACATCAGTTTAAGTCTAAGTCCTTAATCAATATTATGTCTAAGTTACATGATGCCAAATATAGATTTGGTTTTACTGGAACTTTAGATGGATCTCAAACACACAAATTAGTACTTGAAGGATTATTTGGTCCAACATACAAACTAATTAAAACTGATGAACTAATTAAAAAAGGATTCTTATCTAAGTTAAAAATTAAAGTTCTACTTCTAGATCATCCAGAACATAAGTTTAATGACTATGAAGAAGAAATACAGTATCTAATAACTAATGATAGAAGAAACAAATTTATAAAAAATCTTGCCTTAGATTTAAAAGGAAATAGTTTGATTCTTTTTAGTAGAGTAGAGTCTCATGGATTGCCACTCTATGAAAGTATAAATACTTCTGCTTCGGGTGATAGAAAAATATTTTTTGTACACGGTGGTGTTGACACTGAGCAAAGAGAAAAGGTTAGAGAAATAACTGAAAAAGAAGACAATGCAATAATCATTGCATCTTATGGAACCTTTTCTACAGGAATAAACATTAAAAACTTACACAACGTAATATTTGCAAGTCCATCCAAATCAAGAGTAAGAAATTTACAGTCTATTGGTAGAGTATTAAGAAAAGGAAATAATAAGACTAAAGCAGTTTTATATGATATTGCTGATGAAATAATTTATAAATCTAGAAAAAATTATACCTTAAACCATCTGATTGAAAGGATTAAAATATACAATGAAGAAAAATTTAATTATGAATTAGTAAAAATCAATTTTCAACAATAATGGAAGAAGAATTTTACGCAGCAATAAAACTTGTATCTGGTGAAGAAATTTTTTCTAAGGTATGCCCTTGCGAAGAAGAAAATAGAACTATCTTAATTTTAGACAATCCTGTTATTATGGAAACTGTCCCTATAAAACAACTAGGAGTTAATGGTCTTAAACTTCACCCTTGGATGAAATTAAGTAATGATTCTATGTTTATAATTAATATGGATAAAGTAATTACTATAACTGAGGTAGTTGACCAAAGTATAATAAAAATCCATAAAAAGTTTGTTAGGGAAAAGGATAGAGTATCAGGATTAACAGAGATAACTCCTAATATGGGATATCTGTCTTCTATATCAGAAGCAAGAGTATTTTTAGAGAAGCTTTATAAATCTAATTAAAGATATAATTTATCTTGAACCTGAACAGAGTGATTCTATAGGGATTTTTTTATCCTGTCAATACTTGATATATTTGAAAACTTTGCTATAATAAAGATAACTAATGGTACTTTAATGAATAGAGAAAAGAAAAATCCACACTATGTGAATAATAAGGAGTTTCACGAGGCTCTTGTTCTGTACAAGAAGAAGGTGGATGCTGCTAAGAAAAAGGGATTACCAAATCCAAGGATTCCAAATTATCTTGGCGATTGCTTCTTAAAGATTGCAACACACTTATCATATCGTCCTAATTTTGTTAACTATATGTTTAGGGAGGATATGATAAGTGATGGTATTGAAAACTGTGTGCAATATATTAATAACTTTGATGTAACAAAAACAAATCCTTTTGCTTACTTTACTCAAATTGTTTATTATGCTTTTTTGAGAAGAATTCAGAAAGAGAAAAAGCAAATTGAAATCAAAGAAAAGATTCTAGAAAGAACAGGGTATGAACAGGTGTTTACCGTAGATGATGACGGATATAATAGTTCTGACTATAATACAATTAAAGATAATGTTCAGAGTAAGTTATATCAATAGTGTTTATTTTATTTTTTACATTTGAAAATATTTTTTACTATGAAAATAGCTCTCATTACTGATACGCATTATAATTTTAGGAAAGCAAACAAGTCCTTTCACGATTATTTTTTAAAGTTTTATAATGATGTATTTTTTAAGAAATTAGAAAAAGATAGAATTAAAGTAGCCATACATTTGGGAGATGCTTTTGATAGTAGAAAAGGTATAGATTATTGGGCTCTTGAATGGGCAAAGGTTAATGTTTATGATAAATTTAGAGATCTTGGAATAAAAGTATATAATATCGTAGGGAATCACGATGCATACTATAAAAATACAAATGAGATCAATGCCATTGATTCTCTTTTAAATGAATATAAGAATGTAGTAAAAATATCATCACCATCCGAATTCACGATTGGTGATTTAAATATAGCTTGTTTGCCTTGGATATGTGCTGACAATGAAAAAGAAACTATGGATTTATTGAGTAATACTGAAGCAAAGATTGTTTTTGGTCATCTGGAACTCAATGGGTTTATGGCTCATCCCGGACACGTCAATACTGATGGTATGGGGAAAGAAATTTTTAATAAATTTGATAGAGTTTTTTCTGGGCACTATCATACGAGGAGTAATGATGGGAAAATATTTTATCTGGGAAATCCATATCAAATGTTCTGGTCTGATGTTAATGATAATAGAGGATTTCACTATTTTGACACGGAAAATTATGAACTAGAATTTATAGAAAATCCATACACAATGTTTGAGAGAATTTATTATGATGATGAGGTCCCAAATATTGATTTTGCTTCTATTTCAAACAAAATGATTAAGGTCGTTGTTCGTAAAAAAGAAAATCAATTAAAGTTTGATAATTTTGTTGATGCCTTAACTCAACAAAATCCAGCAGAGTTAAAGATAATTGAGAATTATGAAGTAGAAGATTCTTTGGTTAATTATACTGATGTTGAAATTGAGGATACCCTTACCATTTTGAATAAATACGTAGAAGAATCTGAATTTGATTTAAACAAAGATATGATCAAAAAAATTCTAAAAGACACCTATAAAGAAGCTTTAGAGGTAGTCTGATGTTTATATTAACTATAGAAGGCAAAGAAGATGAGGGTGCTTACTCGGTAATTGACGAGGAAGGGGAAAAGGCTCTATACTTATTTGTTGATTATGATGATGCGGAAAGATATGCTGGTTTATTGGAAGCAGAAGATTATCCCAAGATGTCTGTTGTGGAAGTTGAAGATGAGGTAGCAATAAAAACTTGCGAGATGTATGGATATCACTACGTAATAATAACACCCAATGAATTTGTAATTCCCCCAAGAGACTATGATCTTATTCAAGCGAATAACCTATCGTAATTTTTTATCATCAGGAAATCAAGAAACAGAAATAAATCTTTTAGAATCTAAAACTACTCTTATAATTGGATCAAATGGATCTGGCAAAAGTACAATGTTGGATGCCATATGCTTCTGTCTTTTTAATAAAGCATTTAGGAAAATCAATAGGGGGCAACTCGTAAATTCAACCAATGAAAAGGATTGTCTCGTTACGGTAGAATTTGATATTGGATCTAAAAAATACAAAATTATTAGAGGCATCAAACCAAACGTCTTTGAAATCTGGGTAAATGGAAAACTGCAAAATCAAGCAGCATCTGCTAACGACCAACAAAAATATCTTGAAGAAAATATCCTAAAACTTAATTATAAATCATTTACCCAAATTGTAATACTTGGCAATGCTTCTTTTGTACCTTTTATGCAATTATCCTCTGCCAATAGAAGAGAGATTGTTGAAGATATATTGGACATAAAAATATTTTCTGCTATGAATGGGATCATAAAAGATCGCATAAGAAAAAATAATGAAGAAGTTAAAAACTTTACATTGTCAGAATCTATGACAATGGATAAAATAGAAATGCAAAAGGAATTTATTGATAACATAAAAAAGAATGGAGAGGATGATATAGAAAAAAATAGAAAGAAAATTCTTAACATTGAATCTGAAACTAATTCTTTATTTGATTTGATTAAAATTAAAGAAGAAGAAAGTTCGGAACTTCAGGAGGAAGCACGTCAATATTCAGAGTCAACAGCAAAATTAAAAAAACTTGGAGGTTTAAAGGGAAAATTATCACAAAAAGTTTCTTCTGTGGTTGATGAACATAAGTTTTTCAGCGAGAATAATGTATGCCCAACTTGCACTCAAAATATAGACGATAACTTTAAAACATCTAAGATTGAAGAAACTCTTAGAAAAGTAAAAGAGTTAAAAAACGGATATGATGAAATTATTCAAACAATAAAAGAAGAAGAGGAAAGAGAAAAAACATTTTTGGAACTTACTAGAAAGATAACCTCCATTACCAATGATATTACTGGCAATAACATAAAAATTTCCAGTAATAATAAGCAAATTAGAACAATAGAAGGAGAAATAAAAGAAATTGAAAATAAATTAAAAAATCAAAGTAAAGAAACCAAAAAACTAAGAGAGCTTAAAACACAACTAGAAGAAATTAAAAAAAATAATGCAAAACTCAAAGATGAATTGAAGTATTTGGATTTTTCCCACAATTTATTAAAAGATGGAGGAATCAAGGCAAAAGTAATTAAAAAATACCTGCCAATAATGAATGTTCAAATAAACAAATATTTGAACTTAATGGATTTTTATATTAATTTTAATTTTGATGAAGAATTTAATGAAAATATTAA